AGTAGAGTAGGCTGCGCTATACGCGGAACGCTCTTGTACACTAACTATAGTATTTACGGGACACTCCGTTAACTGTACGGAGGATGTATCCCAATCAATGTTAAACTCTTCTACTTTGTTATTAGAGTAGTAGTCATTAATTGAATTTGCGCAGTAAGTTTTTACTAATTGACTTACTGAAGTTATTAAAATTTTTATACGAGTATCATCCGAAGTGCTAGAAATGCCTTCGGCGTTTTTGTAGTCTGTTAAAGAAATTAAGTCTTCCATAATAAGTAAATTAATAAAAACTCTGAGGGGCCGAAGCCCCCCAGAATAGTGCTGTATTAAGCTTCGTTGTCGATCTTAATTACGGGCTCATTGCCTCCTGCACCGGCTACGATTTCTTCGAAGCCCAGTGACTGGGATGCTACAATAACTCGACGCTGGTTCATGACTTCATAATCCTGCTCAACCGTTACTCCTCTAAGGCGAGGAAGTACATAGTTGCGAGTGTACACTGCAAAAGCTGCAGGAGTACCGGCCGCGGCAGTTGGGAACTCTTCCGAGACAACTACTGGAGAGCCATATATTGCTCCAATCGTACCAACTACTCTAGCTGCAAGGTCTGATCCTACTTCATCCAACGTTTGGAAGTTTGCATCGTTCAACAAATCAAAGTAGCTATCATTGCTTACGACGTAGGCCATCTCTGTTGGAGCAATACCATACTTACCCATTGATTCACGAGCACCTAAGAGCATTCCTGAAGTCAACTTTGTTCCTGCTGAAAGAGAGAATGTGCCGGGATCATAACCAGCTGCATAGTTATCCAAGCCAGAAATAGTGCCGTTACCATTGATAATAACACTTTCTACTGCACGACCGTGGGCACGAGCTACTGATTCGATCAGCATAGGCATCAGGTTAATTAGTACTTGCTCATCAACATCGTTGTTCATAAACGTGCTAGAAACTAAACGATACGCATTGAGAACTACTTGCTTGGCGTTATACTGATTAGCGTTTGCAACTGGCTCATTCTGTAAGTTACCGCCGGTTGCATCAGATGCCCAAGCAGCTGGGCCTGCGTCCGTTTGAATAGGCAATACAGTTGCGCCACCGTTTACAGGCAGTTCACGGAATAAACGGGCTACTTTAAGCTCATTCATAATTTCTTTTTCAATCAAAGAAGATACTTCTTGATCAATATCCGCAGCACTAACAGTGTAGTTAACACCTGCTTTTTCTTGAATTTCTGCTGCATAATCCGTGCTCCAGCCTTTCTGAGTCATTACACCCAACATATGAGCATTAAGGAATTCTTGTCCCCACTTGCTAATATCTGACTTAGGCGCTCGATCAGAGAATACTCGCTTAGATTCACGCATCTTTGTGATTTCTTCTGATTTTTCTTCTAACTCTTTCTTGTATTGAGCCAGGGTTTCTGCGATGTCTGCATCTTTCTCAGCCAACTTAGCTGAGACGTCTGCCATCAAACGCTCGGAACCAGACTCAACGCCCGTTACGATTGCTTGCTTTACGCTTTCTTCTTGCTGAGCTTTTGCTTCTGCTTCTGCTTGAGCTTTTGCTTGAGCTTTTTCAGCGTCTGCTTTTTCAGCAGCTTTTTGTTCGGCTTGCTTCATTGCAATTTTAGCAGCAGTTTCCTCTGCTACCTTCTTAGCAAATGCTTCCAAGTCAATATTGGATTCATTATCCATTTGGATCTCCTTTTGGACCTTTTTGGTCCCGTCTGGTGTGTCACTAGCTATATTTGAAGAAGTATCTTCGTCCTTAGCCAGTAACTGACCGGCTAGATCTACACGATTGGTGAAAGTTTTCTTAAAGTTTTCGTACTCTTCGAGAGAGTCAAAAGACTTTGCCAGAGAAAAAGTAGCTGTTTGATTGCAAGGAACGGAAACAACCGATACCTCAAACAACTCAGCGTCCTTAATCTTTAATCCATCGGTTTCCTCTAGGTAATCAGCATCCTTGACTCGGAAACCGACAGAAAAGGCTCCAAGGACACCGTCTTTAATTAATTCGCATACGGCTGCGGGGGCTGACTTGCTAATTTTAGCTTCTAGTTCTAGCCCGTTAGGGGTTACTTTTAACCCGGTTGCTCTACCAATTGGCTTATCATAGTCATGATTAAACAATATAATTGGATTTTTTTCAAAGTTTTTTAGTCCGCCTTTAGTCCATGCTTCTGATGAGATACTATCTCCTGCTCTATCAAAGTCTGAAGTACTGGCCATTCCACGAATCATAACACTACCGTCTTCGGCAGAATGAGACTTAAAGGTGGAGGTAAGATTAAAAATCTTATTCATTCTATTTCTCCGTCTTAGCCGTAGGTACGGTCTTTTTTACTGGTGCCGTAGGGGCAGCTTTTGGGCTCTCTTTAACAGCTTCTTTAGGAGAAACTTTTTTTACTTCCGGAACAGCATTCAGCTTTTTCCACATATCAGGAAATTCATTTTCTAAAAAAGTCAGCATTCGACTCCATGAGCCAAAGTAGTTTAAAATATTTCCAGTTCTGGCAACACCTTGACCGTCTTTTTTCCACTCGTCTTTTGATAAAACTTTTCCTTTTTCTAACATGTGCATTCCAATGTCTTGTAAAAGGGCTAATCTTGCTCTTGATCTTGCCATTACTCTTCTCCTTCCTCTGAAGGTCTGCCGCCTTCATCTGGGTTTGCAGCGCTTCCTGTAATATTTGCTGGTACTCTTAATCCACCACCTTCTTCTAAAGGGTCAAAGCCAAGCGCTTCTCTTGCCTCGTTAGGGCTAATAATTCCCGTATTTACTAACGCAGAATAGTACTGTGACTGGTCTCTAAGCTCTGGTTGGAGGGCTGGAATATTGGTAACATCCTCTGTTATCTCAAACCCAAAGTACCTCTCTAGTCCATAGTTAAGCTTTCTTACTATAGGTATAATTGTTTCTAAGTAGTAAAGTCGCAAGTTTGGACGAATATTTGCATTATTCCCAGAATCTAATAAAATTGGGGGTATTCCTAATGCTTTTAATATAATTTTTTCATTTTCAGAAATTGCTCCCTGAAAGTCTAAGTCTCTAAAGTTTACATTTGAGATAGCATCTAGCTCTATTCCGCCATCAAGTATAAGAGGTCTTCGCCCTCCAGAGTCTGGCTTATACCGCATTGACCAAGATTGAATCATTCTTTCTTTAATTTTTTCTGATAAAGTATTAGGACTTTTTAGTACTAGTCCAGGAACGGCTCCGTTCTTAAAAAAGTTATCTTGAAAGTCTCTCATTCTTCGCATAAGTATCATTGTACGGAGAGCGGGCTTTAAACGCGATATTCCCCTGTAAATAGAATAAAAAGAATTATCTTTTATGTGAATTATTTCTTTAGGGGTATAGGTTACAGAATCATTAAAAGTATATTTATCTATATATGTGCTATCGCTGGCGTGAATGGTCATTTTACTTGAAGGTAGGTGATATAAGTGAACTCCATCAAAGTATATAAAAATATTGCCATCTACTATAAAATCTGTGATTAAGTTTCTGCGGAAAGTACTTATATCTTGAAAAGGGTTGGGTTCCTTATTTAAAAGAAGACTTACTCTAGACCTTTTTACCCCTTTTGCTACACTTGTCATGCCGGGTACTTGAGCCCCTACTCTTGTAGGAATTTCAGCAACATCGTCTACTATAAGGTTTACACCCCTATTTACAATTTCTAAATCTTCGTAAGCTCTTTCGTAATTGAAAGTAAGCTCTCTAGACGGTTCTGTTTTATGATCATAATAAGGTTGAGCTGGGTTTAGCTTTTCAACCACTCCCTCTCTTTTTATCCCTAACAAATTATCATACCATGCCATGTTTTTCTCGTTGTATCTCTACCCATCGCTCTTGCTTTTTTGCAGTTGCTAGAATTGGGTTTCTGCCGTAAATTGAGTGCAGTTTTAAATGATGTTCATGGCATAAGGTAACTGTGTGATCATATAGTTCTGCCCAATGCTCTTGTATAAAGTCCTCGCGAAAAGAAAGTATATTTTCGGAAAGTAGTTTATTCTTTTTTACATAATTATGGACTAAGGGACTCAATGAATGAAAGTGGTGAAAGTCTAGCTCCGTGGTCTTACCGCAGATGTAGCATTCAGAGCTCTTATCATACTTGTTCTTTGCCTTGTCTCTAATGTATTTTATAATGTCTCTTTTTAGGTCCATTTTCTATTCACAAATTATATCTAGTTTAAGGTTGTAAGTCAACTACTATTTTTTCAAGGGGTCATTAAAAAGTAGTAGAAGAAGTTTCGAATGAGTAAAGTGCGTATCTAATAGCATCGGCCATATGACAAGCTCTATTGTGCTTTGGCTTCTCTTTTAAAAGGTTGGGGTTAGGGTCCCATTGGTACTGGTCGAGGGAGGCAAGACTTTCTAAACATTCTTGGTCCACTATAAGTTTATTATTGTCTACTATTCCTTCTACGTGAGCAATACCATCAAGTATGGACTTTTTTGCATTTACGGTAGAAATGTCATAGTTTTGTGCAAAGTCAAAGCGAGTCTGTTGAGCAGCACTGTCAATGTAAATATAATCTATATCCCACCTATCTATCATCATTTGTATCTCTTTTGCATGCTGTTCGGTGGTGCGCTCCGCGTCTAAGTACTCATCTAGTAAGTAGTACTTTTCTTCGTCCCAATCGTATGCAAGTACGCAGAAGGCTGTAGGGTCTCGGTAGCCTACGTCAAGCCCTGCGAAGATATCCATTTTGGACGTATCCATTTCTTTCAAAGAACCTGTACAAGACTCATAGTCGAAGTTCCAAACCTGTCCTTCATAAGTATTAAAGTCAGCTTCGTACTCTTGACGAAACTCTGCATCTGACATAGTTTTTCTAGCTTCGTCGATATCTGATTGAGACATTCTAGGATTGTCTTTATAGGTAGCTCGTATGCTTGCCCACTCTTTAAATTCGTCGTCGTATCCTCTATCAAAAAACTCTGCGAACCAGTTGTTTTTTCCTCGAGGAGTAGAAATAAAAATTGCTTTAGAATTGTCTGTGTCAAGAGTCGGGCGCAGCGCGACATTAAACGCGTCTTTTCCGTCTGCGAGTGCGGCTTCATCAAATATAATTAAGTTATAAGAGCGACCAACACAAGAGTCTACTTGATTTACTGAACCCATTCTAATTGTAGAACCGTTTGAGATTTCAATAACTTTATCTTTTGCGTTGTCTTTTGTAACTTCTAGATCGAAGTGTTTGATTAGATTTCTTTGCAGATCGAAAGAAATTTGAGATAGAGAGTAGTTGGGGGACATTATAAGTATATTTGCGTTAGGTATAAGAGATACTAACTGACCTATAATGTTTGCTATATAAGTCTTTCCCTGCCTACGTGAAATAGCGGCGGACACAAATCGGTACTTAGGGTTATTGATAGCATTAATAATTGCTATCTGAGAAGGCAATGCTGTAACTCCTAACAACTCTAAGTAGGGTGCTACGGGTAGTTTTAAGAAACGACTCTCTTTACTATACTCCGCTATATATTCCGAAATAATGTCCGACCGACTTACTTCCACTTTATTTTCCTTTGTTTACCATTTTACTTTATCAGCCCAATAAGCAGCAGACATTTTGCCTTTTGCTATGTTTTTTGCGTGTCGGGCTTTAAAACTGCGACGGCGTGCTGCCGCTGCTTTACTTTCACCTGCCCTCTTTGGCGAGCCGGATACGCCTTGTTGCCCAAATCGAATAGTCTTTACTTTATCACCTACCTTTGCAACTACGACATGGGACTTCTTGGGATGCGAACGCGTCCTCTTTGGTTTATTAAATCCAGATACACCCGCTCTTTTTATAGCGGGATGCTTTTTCTTAACGCTTTTTCTTCGAGCTGCCACGTTTCTTTCTCTTTACTAACGTACTTACATACGTTGGCTTGCCGCCTTTGTTACCTGCGGCGCGTTTTCTACGAATAGCAGACTTTCTTTGTGCCTCTGTAAGTCTGGCAGCCTTGGCTGCGGGTAAACACTTTGGGTAGGCTTTTGTACCGGACTTAGTTCGTCCGCACTTTTCAAACCCTCCACTTTTCTTTGGTCTAGAAATGTCTACCCAACTTTCTTTGAACCACTTAGTTAAACCTCCTGCTGGTTTTCTAGCCATGTGAGTCTCCCGGACTAACGCTTAGAAGGTCACTTCTTGCCCTTTCCCCTA